CGTGCGGTATTCCCCACCCGCCGCCAGCGCAACAACGCCGTTGTTTTCGGCCATGGACGTGAATTCGCTGTCCACAATGTTGCCGACCAGCGAAACGCCCCCTGTGAACGGGGCGAAGCGGTAAAGCCCACCGCCGCACGCAGCCAACTGCGAGGTTTCCACGTTCAAATCCCGCATAAGCACATCAGGGATTTGCGCGATTTTCTCCATTCCCGGCACGGCGCGCAGCACGAATTGCGACTTTCCGCCCGCCACCAGCGGTTCCCGGTAGCCGTTGATCAGCCGCGACGGGTTGGCCTTCTGATTGCTCTGGTCCCTGGCGCTCTGGCCGACGAATTCGAGTTTCAAAGCCGATACCGCCGGGCTTGCGACGGCGTCGAAGTCAGCGCGCGCGGCATTTCAACGTCAGGGATCAGCATGTAAGCCGCCGCAACCTGCCGGAATTCCATCACCGCACTTGGCGCGGGCCGCCCGTAATCAGGGGCCAGCTTTTCAGCAAGGCACGCGACAACCGCCTCATGAATGTTCAGGGGCAGGTCCACCTCTTCGGACAGCCCGGTTTCGCGCCAGCCGACGTTGACACCCTGCAACTCCCACCCGGCGATCATGCGGTTCAGCACCGCAGCGCAATGCGCGCCTTGATCAGCCGTCAGGGCTTCATCCTCGGCCACAACGCCGATCTTCCGCATTGCGGCTTGAACCAGATCACGCGCCGTTGCCATGTGTCACCTCATGCGAAAAGGGGCGGCCATTACAGCCGCCCCCCCGTTGTCATCAGCCGACGAGGCGGCAAGCCAAGTCGGGGTAGATCGCCTTGACGCCGTAGAGGATGTCGAGACGAATCCGGTCGGTGTCGTTGGTGAAGTCGTAGTCCTTGATGACCCGCATCGACAGACCACGGTGGCTTTCGCGCGCCTTGAAGGCCACGCCATCAGGCATGTCCAGAGGCACGGTCACCAGCGCAAAGGCGTTCTTGTGGAAGCCCAGGTTCTGCGGATAGGCGGTTGCCGCCGATCCAAGGACCGTGATCGCTGCGTTGTCCGCAGCGGTTGCCGAAACGGTCTGATGCGGCCCCGAGGTGATGATCGGGGGCGAGATGGTGCAGGTGAGGTTGCCCGAAGCGTCCGAGGACGCATCCGCCAGCACGGTGAATTGCTGGAGGTAAGGCAGCGCCTGCTTGGCACCTTCGCCCGGCACCGGGTTGACAGCGAACACGTTCGCGATGGTGAACACGTCACCAGCACGAAGGCGAAGCGCCGCCGAAGCGGTCCAACCATCAGTCACCAGCGACTGCGACCAGCTTGCGCCAACCGCGTTCGCATAGGTCACCGCCTGCGCGCCGCCGTTGACAAGCGGCGTGCCGCCCAGCGGGCCGGTCAGGTGCGAGACGATGTTCTGCGACTGATACATCTCGAAGTTGGCGATTTCAGCCACCTTGGCCTTCTCATAGGCCGTGCGGCGCACGTCGCCGACCCCGTTCAGGGTCGTCTGGTTGTTGGCGATGGCATAGGCCGCCGCCGGGTTGACCGCCATGGTCCGATCCGACATTTCGACCGCCATTTCGTCCAGACGCTGCGCGGCAAGCGCAACGGAAGCGAACGAGTTGGGGGTCGTGCCGGGGGTGCCGACAGCATTCCAGACCGACCGATAGAGCGTCGCAATGGAACGATCCACGGTCTGCGCCAGGGTGATCGCGGCGGGCTTGATGTAACGCTCCGAGTATTCCTCAATGGAAAGCGTCAGATCCTGCGTGGCGAATTCCCAGGCAACGTGCTTGCGCTGGTCCACAACGATGTTGGTCGATTTCTCTTCCACATCTTGCAGAGAAGCGGTCGCGCCGTTCGTGGTCTGGAACTTGACCGGGCGACGGATCGCAACGGTCGAACCTTGGCCGCCGGAGAACTCCTTGACGTATTCGCGATGGACCTTGTTCGCGAATACCAGGTTGTTCTCAAGCTGCATGAGCGCTTCCTTCGCGATCATGCTCGGGGTGATGAGGGTGTTGGGCATAGTTCAGGCTCCTTACCTGAGCTTCCCCGACATTCTGGCTGCCCTGTATTCTTCCATGGACATGCTGTCAGGATTCGGGGTTGCGCGAGCCGCGCCCCGGACAGGGGCGATAGGCGGCGGCGCATGGGTTTCTGTTCGCGGCTTCGGCGCTTGCAGCGTGGCCTCAATCCGGCCAATCGCTCGTGCGGCTTCCACCTGGCTCATCTGCGCGATCTGCGCGGCCACGGCGCGGTTCTGCCCCAGGAAATACAACACATCCGGCCCTTGCTCCGATGTGACGATCAGGTCAGCCATCACGGCTGACACAGGAACGTCGGGAGCACGGGCCACCGCGTCGTAATCGGCGTAACGGGTTTTCGCGTCCTCGACTTGCGCCTCGAAGAATTGCCTTGCGGCAACCTTTTCGCGGTCATTGAGGGCGTCCGCCGCCTTCCGGGCTTCACTCGCTTCCTTCTCGGCCTCACTCGCAAACCGTTCGGCCCGGCGGCGGTCTTGCTTCCAGATCGCTCTGGCCGCAGACAGTTCCAGCGGGTCGGGAAAATCGTTTTCCGTCGGCTCGACGTCCATTGCACCGGCATTCAGGATGCTGGCGCGCCGGGCTTCGGCCTGTTGCGCGCGTTGCAGCGCGGCCTCCCGATCCGCCTTCAGTTGCGCGCGAAACGCCTTGTCGCGTTCGCGCCGCTCTGCGGCTCGGGATTTCTTCTCCTCGGCTTCCGGCGTTGTTTCGCCGTCGACTTCGGCGGCCTGACCTTCCGTCTGGCCTTCGGTAGCTTCAACCTGCGGAACCGCAGGCACGGCTTCGGGGGCGACCGCTTCGGTCGCCGCACTCTCTTCGGTCATGGGGTTCCTCTTGGCTAAAATGCCCCTTGCGGGACCATTTGCGGCTGCTGAGGCATCACAAGCCCCGCAACCGTCTGGCGCACCTGATTGTCAACAAGCTGGGCAAGCTGACCGTTCATCTGCGCCAATTCCATTTGCTTCATCTGCGCTTCGGCTTGCGCCTTGGCCGCGTCGGCTTCCGCCTCTGCCGCTTCCGCCGCCGCCTTCCGCATTTCGATTTCCATCGCCGCTTGCTGCGCCTGCATTTGCTGCGCTTGCTGCGCTTGCGCCTGTTGCATCGCTTGCGCCTTTTCCGGCGTCATCTCTTCGTCATTGTCCGCAATGCCCGGCGGCAATGCCGCGCGAAGGCGCTCGGCCACGCGGTCGGCCTCCGGCCAATCCTGCATTTTGGCGATCAGGTCGCTGATCAGCGGCGCGGCCCCGGGGTTGACCCGCAGGAATTCCATCATGCCGTCGCGGCTTTCCTCGCGCCGCGTGTTGTAGGACGGCCCGACCTGAATGCGGGTCGTATACTTGCCCACCCGCAGATCGTTGACCGGCACGATGCCATCCTGACCAATCATGATCTGGTTGATGGTCTCGATCTTCTCCTGCCCGTCCTCGCCGAGAATGCGAACCGTGCGCTTCGTGTCGTAAACGCGCGGGATCATGTCCACGAGAATGCGGCCCGTGTGCGCCACCGCCTTGACCATGTTGTCTGCGTAGATCGAAGTCGCGTTCTGGCTTTCTTCCTTGCGCGCCAGGATCGCCCGCCCGCTGGTCTCGTTGGATTTCGCGCCCAAGCTGGCGTCGTAAATGCCAGTCGTGCGCTTCATGTCCTCTGCGGCCATCTGCGCTTCGGTCATCATCGCTTCCGATGACACCGGCGGCTGCACACGCTGCGGCGCACCTGCCAGCGGATCGGCGTTATACGGCAGGTAAGGCCGGTTCGCTTGGTTGGCCTGCGCCCAATACGTCTCCAGCCCGGCAACCTGCTGTGTCGTCACCATGAACGGCGCCTTGGGCTGCAACGACACAACCTCGGCCTGGCTTGACCGGGCGTAGTTGTAAAGCACCTGCGCGTCCTTGGCGAAGCGGATCACGCTGGAACGGTAAGTCTCTTCGCCGAGGTGCCATTCCTCGCCCGTGACAGCCACAATCGGGATGTAGCGGCTGGGGAAGTCCATCGGGCCTTCAAGGATTTCAGCGCCCGAAACCTTGGCCCATTTGACCTTCGGCTCCCGCACCATGCGCGTCTTGGTCGGCTTCATACCCTTGGGGAATGGCCCCTTGATGATCTGGCCGGACGGCAACAGCCCGATTTCGTATTCGTCGTGTTCGATCCAGAAGTATTCGGCAATGACCACGCCCTCGCTGGTCGCCCAATGCTCCAGATGCTCCATCCGGTGTTCGGTCGTGAAGTCCACCGTCTGCGCGTCGGGGTAGGTTTCCGCGAACACCTCTTTCGCCATCTTGTCGATCACGAAGGCATACCGCGCGTCGCAGCGGGTCGGCTCCTTGGCAAATGGGTCAAACAGCACCGAAAGCGGGTTGAAAACGCGCTTGATCTTGATCTCCTGATCAAACGTGTCGCCGTCGCAGTATTCCGTCAGGATGCGCCAATAGCCCATGGAACAGGCCGCCGCGCTTTCCGCCGCACCTTCGTAAACGCTGGATGCATCGCTGTTGTATTCGATGTGGCGGATCAGCCCTTCAATGATCTCCGACACTTCCGGCGATGCATCACCATCCGCCGCCGTCACGCGCACCGCCGGGTTCAGCGCCCGCACCTGGCCGGTCACCTGCCGGATGAATTGCGGCATGGAATTCAGCGTCAGGACCGGGCGGCCATCTTCCTCGCGCGCAATCCGCTCCTCGTCCGGCCACTGGTCGCCAACGGCAAAACGCAGGTCGTCCTCTGCCCGCTGGCGGTGCGTGTATTCGGCGTCCTCGGCCTCGTCGCGTCGCGCGATGATCAGCCGGTGCAGATCGTCTTTGCTCATCGCATCCAGCCTTCTTGCCTATTCACGGCACAATCTGCGTTGGCGCTTCATCAAAAGGCGCGCCAGAGGCGGCCATGGGTGCTGGCCCGGTGTTGCAAGAATCTTGTCGAGGTCAGCGCGCAGCCGATCAGCGAAATCCGCAACGCTCTTTTCTGCCTCCTGTTGCGTGATGCCAGCATACGCCAAAGCACGCTGCCAACGTTCTGCGCCTGCCCCGGCTCCGGCAATTTGCAGCCGGTCCAGCTCACGGCGAAATCGAAACACACTCATCGCATCCAGCCTCTGGCTCTTGGTATCGCGAACCGCTCCGGGTCCAGCTTCGGCTGCGTCATGCCGGGGAACAGTTCCGTCAGCGCCCACACCAGCGCGTCAACGCGGTCGGGCGACCCTTCGCCCTCGAAGCCGCTTGTCGTCATCTGCGTCATCTGGTTTTCAAGCGCCGGGAACGCGCCGACATGGGCAACCCGGCCTTGCTCGTATAGCGCCGCAATAGGCTCGGCCCGCACATGCTTGCCGCGTGACGCCCGCACTTCCTTGATCTTCACATTCGGGTCGATGGTGCGAATCGTGTGCGCCACCATGTCGCCGCCCTGGTTAACCTCGATCACGATGGCATCCGCGCCCCATGACCGATACAGACTGACTGCCCGCCGCGCCCATTCATGCGGGCTGCCTTGCAGGCTGGCGTCCTCCAGCACGATCCCGCGCTGTTCCGACAGGCCCGCCACGATGATCCCGTGTTCGTCGCTGGCTTCGGTCGCCGTCACCGCCGGATCAACCGCAACGACAATGCGCCCCATCGGCGGGGCCTCACGCAAGCGGTATGCATCAAGGCTGGCCATTGACCAAAGCGCGCCGGGAAGGTCGCCCAGGATTTCCGCGTCCAGCTCCTGACGGCCCAGCCGCGTGCCTTCATACTTCGCTTTCAGCATGGCCAGCGCGCTTGGCGCTAGGTTGGCCGCGTTGTCGAACGTGCTGCCCCGCGTGACCCGCGATGACGGCGACGCCACCAGCGACTTGACCAGCGGCGTAGGCTTCGGCGTTGTCGTCACCACGGCTTGCGGGTGTTGGCCCAAGCGAAGGCCGAACATCAGTTGGTCCCATGCTTCCGGGTAGCGCCATGCGGCCAGTTCGTCCGCCCATGCCCGGTGATGCTGCGGCCCGCGAAGGCGCTCCGGTTCGTCAGCCGAAAAGGTCTTGTAGCGCGTGCCGTTGACCAAGATCAGTTCGCCGAGGCTGCGATTCCACGTCTGCACCGCCTCGCGCGGCAGGACGTTGATCAGGCCGCTATCGCCTTCAATGCAGGTATCCCGCGCGTCTGCGCTGGTTGGCGCTACAACGGCAATCCGCCAGCCTGGATTGCTTAGACCGGCCCAGGCCGCGTCCTCTGCCCCCGTGCGGGTCTTTCCCCATCCGCGACCGGCCAGGATGACCCATGTTGACCAATCGCCCTCCGGCGTGATCTGGTCAGGCCGGGCCGTCGCCTTCCACTTCGCCCGTGCTGTTATTGCTGCCGCCTGTTCCGGGCGCATAGCCGCCCAAAGCTGCGGCGAAAGCTGCAAAAGCGTCATCCGGGCTTACCTTGTGCAGATGCTCGCCGTTCTCGCCGGGGCCTTCGATCACAGCCTTGTCGCCGTAAACC